AAAGAATTTAACATGTTGGCTTCAATATTTTCTAAAAGCTTACCCCCTGTTTATCCTTACGCTGTATCAGGCGGTCAGATGGAAATTAAACAAACTGACTTTGATGAAAGGGTAGATGTCTTCCCTGTTTCAAATCCAGATATTTTCTCTACTAGCCAACGAATAATTATGGCTCAAGAGATGATGCAGTTGGTTCAATCTAATCCAGAAATACATGGGCCAAATGGAATGTATGAGGCCTATAGAAGAATGTATGCAGCTTTGGGAACTGACAATATTGATGCGTTATTAATTCCACCCCCAGATACTCAGCCTAAACCGATTGAGTCTGGAATGGAAAACAGCACTTTATTAATGGGTGGTACGGCTCAAGCGTTTATGCAACAAAACCATGATGCTCATATAGCATCTCACGTTAACTTGTTAAACATGCAGCCAGTTCAAATGAACGCTCAAATTCAAGCAAACATATATTCGCATATCATGCAGCATCTACAGATGAAAGCCGATATGATTGCGCAACAACAGATGCCGCCCGAGGCCCAGCAGCAATATCAACAATTGCAGCAACAAGCCCAACAATCCACACCTGTTGACGCGGCGGCGCTCAATCAACAAGCCAACGATATATTGGCTCAGTTCAGCTCTCCTATAATGACCGATCTAGTAGGACAATTTGCTCAACAAGTAGCAACACCTCCGCAAGAAGATCCTTTGGTTGTTATTAGAAAACAAGAGTTAGCACTTAAAGGTCAAGAGTTACAACAAGACAAAGAACAGTTCCAAATGAAGGAACAAATGCGTTCTCAAGAACAATCCCGACAAGATAAAATAGATCGAGAGCGTATTGACGCTCAGCGAGATATTGCTAGAATGAAAGACGATACAACTCAAGATAGACTTGACCAACAAAAAGAACTAAAATTGATTGATCTTGGGTTAAACCAGATAGATCAATACAGGTAAAAAAATGGCTAAAAATATTAAAGTAATAAAAAATAAACTTTCATACAGTAATAAAGGAACTGTTTCGTCTAAAGTAAAGACGGGAACTTTTTCAGCAAGTACCACTCCAACTCCAGGAACAGGTAAAGGCAAAGCTAGGGGGCTCGGCGAAGCTTCATCTGGCGGTAAGTTTTCTGGCATTTATTAATGTCAGCAATTTGGGTAGCTGACCAATTACAAAAGCGGCTAAAGGAGAAGAAAGAAGACACCCAAAGTCAAATACTTAATGGTGCTAAATCTTTTGAAGATTATCAATATCTACGTGGACGTTACAATTCCCTCGTTGACGTAGAACAAGAACTTAGGGAATTGCTAGAGAGGATAGAACAAAATGACGAAGAACAAGGTACTGGTCCCTGACCATATAGCTGCTGAAATTGAAAAAGATAAAACAGCGGCAATAAAAGAAGAAGAGAAATCTGAAGTTGACAAAGCTTTTGTTAGCTCAGAAGAAAGAGTTCTTGATCCTACGTTAGTAGATAAGAGCTTAATTGAAAGAATGCCTAGCCCTTCAGGTTGGCGCATGTTGATTCTTCCCTACAGAGGTAGAGGAGTAACAAAAGGTGGGATTCACCTAACCAAAGAATCCGTAGACAGAGAAGCTTTAGCTTCAGTAGTGGCTTATGTTATTAAGATGGGCCCACTCTGTTATCAAGACAAGAAAAAATTTGGAGACACACCTTGGTGTGAAGAACGGCAATGGGTGCTAATTGGTCGGTATGCTGGAGCTCGCTTTAAGTTAGGCGATGATGCAGAATGCCGTATTATTAACGACGACGAGGTTATCGCTACGATCGCAGATCCCGATGATATCGTCACGCTGTAAACGTGAGGAGGACTCATGCTAGAAGAAGAAAATAATCAAGCTCCTGAAGAGGAGATTGAAGAAGGTGAGATTGTAGAACTTGATGTTCCAGAAGAAGATCAAGAAGCGCAAGCTGCTATAGAAAATGTTTCTGAAGAAGAAACAGTCAAAGATGAAGAGCAAGACGAATTAGAGAACTACTCAAAAGGTGTTCAAAAACGTATTGCAACTTTAACCAAAAAAATGCGTGAGCAAGAGCGTGCCGCTCAATCTGCTTACGAGTATGCAAAAAACTTACAAGCTGAAAACGAAAACTTAAAAACTAATACTAATCAGTTAAATCAAAGTTATTATGGCGAGGCTGAGAACAGATTAAAATCTCAACGTGCTCAAGCCAATACTGTTTTAAAGTCAGCGTATCAAGATCAAGACTGGGATAAGGTAACTAAAGCCCAAGAAATTCTTGATAAGATTACAGTTGAAGAAAGTAAGTTAGCAACTAATAGAATGCAAATTGAAAGGGAACCTGTATATCAGAATGTTCCTCAACAACAAATGCAACAACAACCGATTCAAGCGCCTACCCCTCAAGCAGACCCTGAAGCTGAGAGTTGGGCACAAAAAAACGAGTGGTTTGGTCAAGACGAAATAATGACTTTAGCCGCTTTTAACATTCATCAGAAATTAATTGAGGAAGAAGGGTTTGATCCTTCGGATACAATGTACTATGATGAGATAGACAAACGTATTAGAACTGAATTCCCTCACAAATTTAGTGATGGCGGAGCGGTAAAATCTAAAGCGAAGATGCAACAAACTGTTGCTCCAGCTGGAAGATCTGATAGCTCTGGAAGAAAACGACAAGTCAGGCTCACCAAAAGTGAAGTCGAAATGGCCCGTCGTTTAAATGTACCAGTACAAGAATACGCAAAGCATATTAAAAGGTAACAAATATGACTGAAGATAATAAAGAAAATAACAGGACTCCGCGTTCTGCAGAAACTCGAGCTATCAAAGATACTGCTCGCAAACCATGGCGTCCCCCATCTATGTTGGAGACACCACCTGCACCTGAAGGTTTTACCTACAGGTGGATAAGAGCCGAAGTTGTTGGTCAGGATGATAAGAAGAATGTAATGTCTAGATTGCGTGAAGGTTTCGACCTTGTTCGCGTCGAAGAGATTGGAGACTTTGAACTTCCTTCGATTGATAATGGAAAGCACGCTGGTGTTGTATCCGTGGGTGGTTTGCTTTTGGCTAAGATTCCGAATGAAACACGTGATGAAAGAAACGCCTATTTCAATAACCGTGCACAATCGCAACAAGACGCGATTGACAATGATCTAATGAAGGAATCAGATCCAAGTTCTCCGATGTTAAAACCTCAGAGAACTACAAGCGTAACTTTTGGTGGTGGTAAAAGAAGTTAATTCTTTTGCTACTTTAACAATTTTTAAATTAAAGGTATAAAAAAATGGCAAATACAAATGCTCCTTTCGGTTTAAAACCAATTGGAAAATTGGGCTCAGGTTATAATTCTACAGGAACAACTGAGTACGATATTCTAACTGGTACAACTGGAACAATTTATACAGGCGATCCAGTAAAAATGGTCAACACAGGCGGCATTGCCGTTGCTGCTGCTGGCGATCTTTTACTAGGAGTCTTTCAAGGCTGTCACTTTACTAATTCAAGCGGTGAGAAGGTTTATTCTCCAGTTTGGACTACGTTGACAGCTTCATCTGATGCGAAAGCATTAGTAGTCGATGACCCAGACGTTTTGTTTGAAGTCCAATCAGCCGCAACAGGCAGTCTTACCCAAACCGAAATCGGTTTAAATGGTGACATTGTTTACGCAGCAGGTTCTTCTACAACTGGAATGTCAGCAGTAAAACTTAGTGGCACTATGGCTACTGGTACTGCGCAACTAAGAATTATGGGATACTCAAATGATCCTTCTAATAATGCCTTAGGAACTGGGTCCCTTTCAACCAATGCTAATATGATCGTCAGAATCGACGAGCATTTTAACAGAACCGCAGCAGGAGTTTAATCATGGCTATTAATAGAGCTCAATTAGCGAAAGAATTAGAACCAGGATTAAATGCCCTTTTCGGCATGGAATACGACCGTTATGATTCTGAGCATGAAGAAATTTTTGAAACCGAATCCTCAGACAGAGCGTTTGAAGAAGAAGTAATGATCGTGGGCTTTGGTAACGCTTCAGTAAAAGGTGAGGGAGAAGGCGTAGCTTTTGACCAAGCTTCTGAAGGGTTTACATCAAGGTATTCACACGAAACTATTGCTTTGGCTTTTGCTCTTACAGAAGAAGCGGTCGAAGATAATCTTTACGATAGACTTGGTTCAAGGTATACAAAAGCCTTGGCTAGATCTATGGCGAATACTAAACAAATCAAAGCTGCTGCTGTATTGAACAATGCGTTTGATACAAGCGTTACTGGTGGAGATGGTAAAGCACTTGTTGCTAATGACCATCCACTAGGTGGCGGAGGTACGGCTAGTAACAGACCTTCAACTTATGCCGATTTGAATGAGACTTCATTAGAAGATGCTCTTATTAATGTTTCAACTTTAGTTGATGACAGAAATTTGACCATTGCTCTTCAAACGCAAAAGTTAATTATTCCACCAGCATTACAATTCGTTGCTGACAGATTATTGCAAAGCAATGGCCGAACAGGCACATCTGACAATGACTTAAATGCTATTAAGAATATGGGTATGGTCCCTCAAGGATATGTTGTTAACCATTATCTGACTGATACAGATGCTTGGTTCTTAAAAACAGATTGTCCTGATGGATTTAAACACTTCCAAAGAAGTCCAATGTCTACCTCTTTAGAGGGTGATTTCGATACTGGTAACATGCGTTACAAAGCTAGAGAAAGATATTCATTTGGTTATTCTAATTGGAGAGCTGTTTTCGCTTCTCAAGGTATCTAAATCCGATTTATCGGTTTAAAGGGAGCTTCGGCTCCCTTTTTTTTGTTCTAAAAACTTGTCAAAAGCATACAAAGTAACTTAAACTTACTAAAAGTAACAAACTATTGTTGTTATGCAGACAGGATTACATTCTTCTTACAGTCTAGCAAACTCACCTTGTAATGGTATTTGCTCTACCTCTATGGCTCCATTTGATGATAGGTGTAAAGGTTGCGGAAGAACTGTCGAAGAAATTAGAGACTGGGAAAAATATCCAGAATTTGAAAAAAAAATAATTAATGTAAAAAATTGGTTAGAAAATTACGATATAAGACAAAAAATAGAGGTTCCAGTAAATATGCCAGAAAATAAAATAAAAGATATAAACGGTAGATTAATCACTATTATTTCTATGATAGAAATGATTGGCCAAGATCTATTGGAAAGTTATGGCAAAGACGAATCTATAAAAGAAGCTTATCAATCTCTTGTTAAGTCTAGAGAAGAAATTTTAAAAACCAAACAAACTCTTCCCCATTCAGACTAATTTAATATATACTTTAGCTAGTAACTAGGATTATTAACTTGTTCTATCGACTGACCTAGCAGACAAGCCGAGACAATAGAACTTATTTCCGAGGAGGAAATTATGGCGAATTCAACTTTTTCAGGTCCAGTTAGGTCCGAGGGTGGTTTTGAACAAATCACAGTAGCGGCATCATCAGGTGCTATAACAACAAACCTTGATATTTCATCAGCAGGTGCAATCTCTACTTCAAGCACAATCACTGCAAAAAAAGTAATTGATACTACTTTTAATGCGGCAGGAGCAGCAACAGGAACTTTAACAGCAGCTCAATCAGGAACTTTGTTTCTAATTGACGGCACAAATAATAACGTAATTACTTTACCTACTGTATCTACTGATAATGTAGGAGTTCATTATGAATTTCTACTAACCGTAGCTGTAGCTAGTGATAAAACTACTACTATTGTACTTCCAGGTTCGGCTGTATCAGCTTTCCAAGCAATGCTTTCATTGGTTGCAGGAACAGCAGCTAACGCAGTAAGTGATGTAGCAGGAGATACTTTAACCCTAGTAAACTCAACAGTTTTAAATGCTAGAGTTTCTATGACTTGTGTTTCAGATGATGGAACAAACTCTAAATGGATGACTACTGCTCTATCAACTCCAATCGCTACAGTATCTTAATAGGGGTAAATTATGGCAGATGCAGTTACAACAACAACCATACAAGATGGTGATAGGATAGCAGTTGTACAGCTTACTAACACATCTGATGGTAGTGGTGAAAGTGCAGTTACAAAAATAGATGTTAGTAGCCTAGCTACTAACAGCTCTACTGGACAAACTTGTACAGGCGTTAAGCTTGGCAAAATTGTTTATTCTACCTTTGGAATGAGTGTAAAACTTTTATGGGTTGCAACTACCAATACTATTTGCTGGGATCTTAATTCAGACTATACGACTGATGAAGACTTTACAAGCTTTGGCGGCATACAAAATACTGCTGCATCAGGTGGAAAAACAGGAGATATAGCACTTACTACTACTGGTCATTCAAGCGCAGATTCTTACGTTATAGTTTTAACTTTAATTAAAGAATACGCTTAATTTAAATTGGCAACACCAAGGAAAGGTAAGGCTAAAGTAAAAGTAACAGCTTCTGGTAAAAGAGTTAGCTACGGTCAATCTGGTAAAGCAAAAGGCGGTGGCCCAAGAGTTAAGCCAGGTACATCTAAGGGTGACTCTTATTGCGCAAGAAGTCTTGGTATAAAGAAAAGACTATCTAAAAAGAAACAAAACGANCCTAATACTCCNAACAATCTATCAAGAAAAAGATGGAAATGTGTTGGAGCAAAATCTAAGAGAAAGTAATGGCTACTAAAAAAGATGCTTGTTATAAAAAAGTAAAAGCAAACTCTAAAGTTTGGCCTAGCGCTTATGCTAGTGGTAGATTAGTTCAATGCAGAAAAAAAGGTGCAGCAAACTATGGAAATAAAACTAGAGTTAAAAAATTTGCTGGAGGACCAGTCAAAGGCCAAGGTTGTATAATGAGCAACAGAAAAAGATAATGTCTAAGAAAGAAACACTTAGAGATTGGTTTTCTAAAAATAAAGGAACAGGTTGGGTTGATTGCAAAACAGGTAAGCCTTGCGGACGCAAGAAAGGCGAGAAAAGAAAAAGTTATCCTGCGTGTAGACCTACAAAAGCTCAATGCACATCAGCAGCCAAAAAGAAAACTAGCTCTAAAAGAATTAGTTGGAAAGACGGCAGAGTAAAAAAAAGTAATGGTGGTTTTATAGCTAAAGGCTGTGGTAAAGTTATGAATAACCGAAGAAAAGTAACTACAATCTCCTAGAGAGGATAAATAATGTTTAAAAGAACTAAAGGCTACGCAATGGGCGGTTCTGTAAAAGGAACTAAATACATGTCTAAAGGTGGTGCAGCTAAAGGAACAAAATATATGTCCAAGGGCGGTGCCGCAAAAGGAACTAAATACATGTCTAAGGGCGGAGCAGCAAAGGGAACAAAATATATGGCTAAAGGCGGTAAATCTTAATTTACACCCCTTATGTCATATTTAATTTCTAACATACCTCAGTTCAAATGCTGGGTAAGAAAAGAATTT